TCAATGGTTGACCAAGGCAAACCACAAAGTAAAGATTGAAACAATTATTGACAAGAATGAAAAGTATGGCAGAATCCTTGCTAGAGTATGGAACGAAGCTGGAGAATGTCTTAACACAGAAATTGTTAAAGCTGGATTAGCTAGAGAATACTTTGGTGTAGGTGACAAAACTTTTCAGGAATTTAAGAAGGCGTAATGCAAACGTTCTTACCATATGCAGATCTGCAGGAATCGGTTCGGGTATTAGATTATCGTAGACTTGGAAAGCAACGAGTAGAAACTTTCCAAGTCTTAAACATCTTACTTGATCGCACTCCAACAAAAGGTTGGCGCAATCATCCGGTTACTGTTATGTGGACCGGCTATGAATCAGCTCTACAACTCTATCAGAACTACACCATTCAAGAGTGGATTAGCAGAGGTTACAAAAACACCATGCTATTAGAAGACTTTGATATGAATTCTGTAGTCATGCCGCACTGGTTTGGATTGGAAGAGTTTCATCGTTCACATAGATCCAATTTACTGCGTAAAGATTATGAATATTATTCCCAATATTTTGACGAAGATCCTAATCTTCCATACTATTGGCCAGCTAAAGAGGTAGTTAATGCAAACTAGAGTGTTTTTATCCGGGGCAATAGAAGACGTTCAATCTGATTTTAAATATAGTTGGAGAGATGAAGCCACGGATCTATTAGAATACAGAGGATTTAAGGCCGTTAACCCAATGGACTATGCCCTAGAGGAAGACGATTGTGAACCAAAAGAGATAGTAGATAAAAATCTTTTTCTACAGAAAAGTTGTGATATTCTTTTAGTAGAATACAGATTACTTTATAGAGCTTACATAGGCACAGACTTTGAAATGACGTGGGCACACCTAAATAATCAGCCAATAATTGTTTGGGCTCATCAAGATTTACAGCATAGAATTTATCTTAAGTTTCTTGCCACAAAACTTGCAGATACATTAGAAGAAGCTGTAGAATATATTTGCAATACATATCCATCAAGTAAATAGCCGAAAGGAAAACTAATGGCTGAAAATAAATTCAAGTACTTCACAATTACTACAACCTCAATTGTTAAGGCACCTACTGTAGCTGAGGCGCAGAAGATTGCATCTAGCAATTCGCGCAAGGCATCTGGAACTCGTGGAGAGCTCTTGTTTAAAGATGTTGATGTTCAACGCATCACAGCAGTTGAAGCAAGAGAACAAATCGAAGGCTGATAATTATTAGATGGGGTGGTAGTCATTTTGGCTGCCACCCCTTTACCTAAGGACAAAAATGTCTAATCAAAGAATAATAGCCCAAATGGTGGGCAGAAATGAAGAGGGTAGATTTTTAGAAGATGTTCTAAAAAGACTATCAAGTCAAGTTGATGAAATTGTTTTCACTGATGATTGTTCAGAGGACAATACCGCAAAAATAGCTGCAGGATATGCTCACGTATACAAGACTCCTGAGCCAACTTTTGCTGTGCATGAGGGTAGACTAAGAACATATGCTTGGTCTAATCTAGAGAAGCATGCTAATCCAGGGGACTGGATCATTGCTATAGATTGCGATGAAATGCTCTACAGTTTAGATAATCTTAATTCCCCAGACATAAGAACAGTATTAAATTCTTCGGAAAAAGATGTTGTAAATGTAAGATTTTACCACATGTGGAATGAAACAGCATATAGAGTAGATAAGCTTTGGGCGCCAAATAATAGCTCAAGAATATTTAGATTTATATCAGGTGGACAATTTGTAGATAGAGCTTTAGCTTGTGGGTCTGAGCCAACATATGTATCTGAATGGATCAAGAGAAGAAACTTTTGGGTAAATTCAGGGCTAGTGATGCAGCACCTTGGTTACATCTTTGATCAAGATAAGCAAAAGAAATATGAAAGATACTCTCAAATAGATGGTGGAAAGTATCATAATTTATCTCACATTAATTCTATATTAGATGAATCTCCAGTATTGATTAACTGGGGAAACTTTGGACTTTAAGGAACAAATATGAAAAACGTAAACAAATCCCTTATTCAATTAACCAGTTTGATGAACAGCAATCAAAAATTTGCTTTTATTAATATATCAAAATCTTCAATTATAGGATTAAATAAAAAGAGCGAAAAGTCTTTTGCTCCAAATATCTCTAAAGAAATAATTAATTCTATTAATATTTCTGGAAATAGAGTTATGAAAAATGTTTCCTATGATTTAATGAAAGAAATATCTGAAGGAAAACATGCGGCAATTGGATTGAATAAGGAAACTTACTATCATTCTCCAAATGTTTTTGAATACTACTTTGAAAACAATAAGGATGTATTTGATTCTATCATTTCTTTTTACATTAGAAATACTCCATCAGTGGTCGTTTCTTTGCATGACCAAAAAAGAGTTTCAAACGTTCTTGGATTAAAAGACAATGTTATTAATATTTCATATGGAAATATGTATAAGAGACACGAAGAAATCTTTAATGATATAGCAAAGTTAAATAACAAAGTTCAATACTGCCTGTTAGATTGCAGCTCATTAGGGCTTGCTCTATCTCATAAGATATGGAACGAATTAAATATGTCTATTATAGACCTGGGGAAAACATTAAACTTCATCAAGGACAACAATCAAAACTCGGCAGCTACAACAGCAGCACATGCCTAATAGTTTCCATGATAGAGAAGAAGTAGAACACTTAACCGATTTATTATTTGATACGTCCATGTCCTTGGCTGAGATAGCCAAGGAACTTGGATGGACTATAAACAAGTTAAACAAAGAAATAAATAGACTCGGCTTGAGTTGGTTAAAGAACTCTAAGAAAAAAATGTCTAGAGGACAAACTGCTCTAACTGCAATCATGCAGAAGCTTCTTCCTGGAGAAAAAATAGTTAACGAGTTTCACATTGGTGATCGACTTAAGTTAGATGTTTACTGTCCAAAATATCAGATAGCTGCTGAGTATCATGGCAGACAACATTTTTTTTATACTCAAAGATTCTTCGATTCAAAGTATGAATTCGAAGAAGCTCTTGAGAGAGACAATAAAAAAATGGAGTTATGCAAGCAAAATGGTATAGCTCTTATCGTTTTTAGGTATAATGATAAGCTAACAGAAGAGTCAGTCTTTGAAAGAATGATGGAAGCCATTAGACACAGTCCATATCTTCCTAAGGATAAACCAAAAAGAAGCGTTGTAGATACAACAGCTTATAAGATGGTTAAAAAGAAAAATTCTGAGTACAGAAAAAAAGCATACAGATTGGCAAAAGAAAAAAGAAATGACAGTGGAAACAACAAACGAAATAAATAAAGATTCTGTACCTTTAGAGTATCAGATATTTGCTCTCTCCATTAGGGAAGAGGGTGCTATTTCGTATTTCTATGACAATCTTCCAGAAGAAATTGTTGGAACTATTCATGGAGAAAAAGGAATCAATGAATTTTATGTTGCCCTTTTATCTTTTTATAAGGCAACTAACTTAAAAGTTGTTGACCCAATAGCCTTTAAGTCTTGGCTACAAAGTGATTCAGATATCTATGAAGCCTTAGGTGGCAACGCTGGCGTCACAATAATGTTAGACATACTAAATACTTTAGATCTATCTAGTCCAGACGCTATAGCAGAATTGGTCAAGCATAAAGCAAACAAAAGAAAACAGATTAACTATCTGCAAGAGCTTCAAAATATTCTCACACAAAAAGGTCTTAAAACAGAAGAAGATATTGCGCGTGTTCAAACTCTTACTTCTGAGATTAGAGAACTTGAAAATCAAATTAAGTATAATCCTCTAGATAAAGTAACAACTGGACTTCAAATCATAGAAAGAGTTGATTCACTTTTAGATATTCCTAACTTCTTGCCGACACAATTCAAGGCCCTCAATAGGGCTATGGGTTACACTAATAGCGGTGGCTTCTTTAGGGGTGCAGTACATGCTATCATCGCAGCTTCAGGCAAGGGAAAGAGCACCTTTGCTAAGTGCCTAGCAAACAACTGGCTAGATAATGGTTATAGGGTTTTATATGTAAACTTTGAAGAAGCAATTGGTCACTGGGAAAGAATTCTTATGACTCAAATAATTGAAAAGAATGTATATTCAGAATCTTCAAAGTGGTCTGAGGAAGAAAAATCTAAATATCTAGAAATCTTTAAGGCAAAGCTATCTAGCTGGGGAGATAGATTGATGGTTAGACATGACCCAGACACCCCGTACTTTGAAGACTTAGAGTTTTGGCTAAGAGATATAATAGGTCAGAATTCCATGATGCCAGATGTTGTAATTATAGATACGATACAATCAATGTTTACCAGAGGTAAGGGTAAACCAAGATGGGGTGAATTTGAGGAGATGATGGTTCGCTTAGAAAAACTTGCTAGAGATATGAACTGCGCCTTAATTATTACAGCTCAAGAAAACGCAAACCGAATGAAGGAAAAGCGTGAAGTAGTTCAGCAGTCGGACACTGGTGGATCATTAACCATTCAGCAGAAGTGTGCAGTGACTATATTCTTGACAGAAAAAAGACTAGCAACTGATGATGATACAGAAGATGAAAACATCATGCAATTACAGATACCAAAAAATAGAATTACTGGTTCATCATTCCTATATGATCCACCACTAGTAAAGTATATTGATTATAAAAAAACATATGAAGAATATGAGCCAGTAACTGATGACTCATATACTTCATCCGACTCACTGCTAGACGAATTGTTAAGCGGTAAGGATTTTCACTAATGACAAATATTACAGTAGATGGCTTAAAAGATTTCCAGATATGCGAAAGACTATATGACTATAGGCATGCGGAAAAGATGCCAGAAAAAATATACTCAAGAGATATCTATACAGATAAATTTGAAAACACAATAAAGAATATTATTTATTTCTTTTTCTTTAAAAAACAATCTGGAATTGTACCATCTTACTCAGCACTATTAAATAGGTGGGAGAAGATGTGGTTTCCAAAAGATACAACCTCATATGACATTGTCACAGAACAACATGAAACTGTATATGGAAATATAGCTAGTCTCACATCAAAAGCGGCAGCTTCGCTATTAATGTTCTACGAAACCTACAGTGACTCAGCCTATATCCCAGTAGCAATTGCCGAAGACTATCTAGTGCCAGGAAAAAATGGTCAGAATATATCTGATACTTTTGATGTTATTTTATATAAGGATAAAACTTTTCATGTCATTAAACTAATGTTTAATTATAAGCAAAGTAATAGAGATCAATACAAGATTGATTTTGCTACTTTGTATAAGGGCTTTGAAACAAGACACCCAGAAAGAATGTCTGAAGTAAAGTTCGGAATGATAGACATGATGAGTCAGAATTTAAACTTTTCTGAATTTGTTATATCAGACTCTGATATCAGTAACTTGGAATTGTGGTACGAAAAGCTACATGGTACTGAAATATTTGCCCCTAAAAGAGGGCTAATACCCTATTGTAAAAAATGTCCTTTTGACGACCCATGCTCAAAATGGACCGGATGGAAAAAGGATAATCAATAATGAGTAAATCAATACTGGATGATATTTTAGTAAATCAAAAAGAAGATAGTCCATTATCATCTGAAGATGAGATGTTAGCTCCTCTTTTAGATGAAATTAATTTAATTAATGATGAAAGCGTAAAGTCTTTTGTTAGATCTATTTTAATAAAAGCTGATTTCTTTTGGAAGATACCATCAAGTTTTAGCGGAAAATATCACCCAGCAGATGAGCATGGCGAGGGCGGTAATGCTCTTCATACAAAGAGAGTGGTAAGAATAGCAAATGTGCTTTGTGAATCATATAATCTTTCTCTTGAAGAAAGAGACATAGTTATATCAGCAAGTCTACTACACGACGTCTGCAAGGGTATAAAGAATAAGGATACAGACACATTCGAATACGACCCTATGCATCCATATACTGTTGGAAAATTTGTTTCAAATTGTCAGAAGAGCGATAAACAATTTGCATCAGAGCTAGAATCTTCTACGCTGTATTTGTCTGAAGATATCGTTCAATCAATATTGAGATTAGTTAGATGTCATCTGGGGCCATGGTCGCCAGTTCCTGAGACATATCCAATAACATATCTAGATTATATTGTTCATATTGCGGACAACGTTGCCTCTAAAATACATAGTATAATAGAAGATAGCGATTTGATAAATCCAATATGGAGAAAAGATGGAACCAGAACAAAGAATTAAAAGAAGAAACCATCTTCTAAATCATTTAGAATATCTTATATCAGAGTCTGTTTACTACAGAACTAATAGCAGCTTGATGAGCAGCAAAAATAAGATAGTTATTTGTAATATAAATAATAAAGAAAACAAAAAAAAGATATTATGAAAATCCCAAATGATCCAACAAAGTATTTAAGCTCATGGAATCTGGTAGAAACCGCGAAGCATGTTCCCTCCTTATCTAGAATTATTAGAGATAAGGATGGGGACAATCCTAGGTTTACTTCTATATATGACATGGAAGAATACTGCAATAAATACGATAACACTGGCATATACACGTCTATTTGGCACTATAACTCTACCGATATCAACGAAGCGATAAGACTTGGTTCACTGTATTTTGACTTAGACAATCCTGATCCAGATAAATCTTGGGAAGAATGTAAAAAATTATATAATTATTTAGAAAAAAATATACCAGAAAAATCTTTGCTGGTATATTTTACTGGTAAAAAGGGATTCCATATTGAATGTGAATCAATAGCACTGGGCATAAATCCGTCTAACGCATTGCCAAATATCTTTAGATATATTGCAACTAAGATTAAATCAACTCTAAACATAGAGTCAATAGACTTTAGCGTATATGACGCAAGAAGAATGTGGAGATACCCTGGCTCTAAACACCAAGAGACTGGTCTGTATAAAAATCTAATACCAAAAGATATATTGTTTTCTAACCTAGAAGATATTAAATCATATTGTAGATCTAAGGCTGACAACACCGTTCAGGAACAGGAATTCAATTTAAAAGCTAATGAATGGTTTAGACAGTTTACCTATGATATGGAAATTGATAAGCAAAGATCAAAAGATTTTTTAGATTACTTTAATAAAAAAGGTTCTTCTGCTTTCAAAACTCTAACAGAAACAGAAAGAGTATTTACAGAAAAAGAATTACTAGAACACTGTCCAGCAATCGGTAGACACATAGAAAATGCAAAAAAGAATCGCAAACTTGATCATGAATCAAGACTCTTTCTGTGTTCAATCCTAACTTACAATGAAGAATCAATCAAGTTTCTATATAGCATACTGAGTTTATGTGATGATTTTAATTATGAGAAATCAACAAGCCACATAAATGACTGGATAAGAAGAAGACAATTAGGAATCGGCGGCAGACCGTATACATGTGAAAGAGCTAATGCGTCTGGTGTTGGATGCGGAGACTGTCACTTGGAAAAGAAAAAGAAATGGATTACAATAGGAAATAAGTTTGTTGAAGGAACCGAAGTGTCTAACCCTTCACCGATAAGGTTTGCTTACAAAAATAAAAAGGAAAATAGAAAATGACAAACAACATAAATGATCCAGATGATGTTATTGGAACTTGCTCCGAATGTAAGTCGGACCAGCCAATGCACTATATGTTTAACAGCCCCTTTGCCCAACAGGGTAAAACAGTCCCGTGCAAATACTGTGGCGGGATTGTAATAATAACATATAGAGAAACAAGAGATGAAGCCTTAAGAAATTCGGACACCGAAAGAGGCTTATAATTTGAAGAACTGGACCAACCTGCACAATCACACTGTTTTTTCCATGCTAGATGGGCATGGAAGTGTAGAGGAATATCTGGAGAGAGCTAAGTCTTTAGGTATGACAGGGATAGCAACCACTGATCATGGCAACATTCACTCTTGGTTAGACTTTTACGACGCAGGAAAATCCGTAGGAGTTAAGCCAATATTGGGGTCTGAATTCTATCAGGCTAGAAAAAGTAGGTTTGATAGAGATGAAGAAGAAAGATCTGGCCCGTCTAAGAACGAGTGGGAACAAAGAGGTCCGTATCACATTACAATCCTTGCTAAGAATAATATTGGTTATCACAACATTATTAAGATGTCATCTAGGGCTTTCACCGAGGGTTACTACGTAAAGCCTAGAGTCGATCATGATTTAATATCACAGCACTCAGATGGTATAATAGTATTATCAGGCTGCCTTAACGGAGAAGTGTCACAAGCACTGCTTAGAAACGATTACAACACGGCATTAAAGCATGCTGCCTCTATGCAAGACATAGTTGGAAAAGAAAATTACTTTATAGAAATACAGAATCACGGTATAGAAGAACAGTTGAGTGTGATACCTGGTCTCATAAAGATAGCAAATACTATAGGCGCCAAGGTTGTTCCTTCGGGCGACTGCCATTATGTACATCAACACGATGCCCAATCACATGACATAATGTTATGCGTTGCTACCAACTGTAATATTCATACTCCAAATAGATTTTCTTTTTCTGGAGACAAGTTTTATTTACAGTCCTATGACGAAATGTCTTCGATTTTTTCTGAAGAATATCTAAAGAATACAATGCATGTAAATGACATGGTTGATGTTGATCTTAAATTTGGAGATATACACTTCCCCGAATTTCCAATACCAACTAAAGAAAAATCAATAGACTACTTTGAAAGATTAGCATGGGATGGATTAAGAAAAAAGTATGGAGAAGATCTACCTCAAAATATAATTGATAGAGCAAACCATGAAATAAGAGTCGTAAAGGAAATGGGTTTCCCAGAGTACTTCTTGGTTGTATCTGACTTAGTTAGATGGGCAAAGGGAAATAACATAAGAGTAGGCTGGGGAAGAGGATCTGCAGCTGGCAGTGTGTTGTCATACGCATTTGATATTACAAACCTAGATCCAATTAGATTTGGATTAATGTTTGAAAGATTCTTAGTAGAGGGTAGAAAGTCAATGCCCGATATTGACTTAGACTTTGATGATCGATATAGGGATCAGGTAATAGAATATGCTCGAAACAAATATGGCGAAGACAGAGTTGCTCACATATGTACATTCAATAGAACCGGAGCTCGTCAATCCTTGCGCGATGCAGCAAGAGCTCTTGGTTATGACTTCGTAACTGGAGACAAAATTTCCAAGTTAGTTCCTCCTCCAATTCTTGGTGTATCAAAAAATCTAGAAGAATGTATGTTGTCGGAAGAGTTTAAGAATGAATATAACTCAAGTCAAGACTCAAAGAAGATTGTAGATACGGCTCTTGGATTAGAGGGTCTAGTTAGACAGACTGGTATTCACGCTGCTGGCGTTGTGATATCAAAAGGCCCACTTGTTGATTATCTACCAATCATGAGAAAAGGTGTAGATAATCCAATTGTTACTCAATGGGACATGGGAAGAGTCGAGCAGTGCGGGCTATTGAAGATTGACTTCTTGGGTTTAAGAAACCTTGGGGTGATAGATTCATGTGTTAAGTTAATAGAAAAAACAAAAGGAATTTCATTAGATATAGAAAAAATTCCTTTAGATGATAAAAAAACATTTGAAGAATTATGTAAAGGTAACTGTATCGGTGTATTCCAGTTGGAATCTGCTGGTATGAGACAGTTAATGATACAGCTTCAACCTCAAAACATAGAAGATATAATGGCTTTGATATCATTATATAGACCTGGCCCGATGGGATCAGGAATGGACAAGCTGTACATAGACAGAAAACATGGTAGATCTAAAATTTCATATGATCACCCAAAACTAGAAAATGTTCTTGGACCATCTCTTGGCATTATGTTGTATCAGGAAGATGTTCTCGGTGTTGCTAGAGAATTAGCTGGCTTTAGTTCTGCTGAAGCCGATGATCTACGTAAGGTCATTGGTAAGAAGCTAATGGATAAAATAGCTTTATTCAGAAAGAAGTTTGTAGACGGATGCGTAGTTACTTCTGGAATAACGGAAGAGAAAGCTAATAAGATTTACTCTGATATTGAATACTTCGGTGGCTATGGATTTAACAGAGCACATGCCGCAAGCTATGCGATGATCTCTTATACCACTGCATATTTAAAATCTAATTACATGGTTGAATATATGGCCGCACTAATGAGTTCTGTTGTAGGCAATAAAGATAAGCAGGCGTTATATCTTTCTGACTGCAGAAAGCTGGGCATTGATGTTCTTCCTCCTTCAATAAATAAATCTGGAATTGACTTCGAAGTTGCAAATGATTCCTCAATCGTCTTTGGCTTGTCAGCTATAGATGGAATAGGATTAACAATTGCAGAGAGTATCGTTGAAGCAAGAGATCTTAAAGAGCCGTATATTAATATATATGACTTCTATAGAAGATGTGATCCGGTTACACTGAAGAAGTCAACGCTAGAACACCTCGCTGCTGCAGGGGCATTGGATGAGTTGGTTGACGATAATGAGATAGAAATAAGCAGAAGAATAGAGCTGGAGATCCTAGAAAAGGAAAAGGCCGAACTTGGAATGTATATCACGAAACACCCTGTAATGGGTATATGGGACGTGATCAGCAATCAAATTACAAGTGAAATAATTGACCTTGGCTCATATGATTCTGGCACTCCAGTTAAGATCGGCGGAATAATTAACTCCGTTAAAAAGATGACCACTAAAAAAGGCGATAAGATGTTCAAGTTAGAGCTTGAAGATATCTCGTCAAATGTAGAGGTCATTGTTTTCCCAAGAGCAGCAAAAGAAATATCTAATGAATATTTTAATGTAGGCGATATATTAATTATAAGTGGAAATCTTAATAAAGAAAATGATGAAGAAAATTCTATTACAAAAATATTTTATAATTCTTCAGAAAAAATTGATCAAAAGATTTTTACAGGTGGAAAGCCTATAATATTTGTTCCCAGAAACAATATAAGCAAGGTGACACTAGATAGTATATATGATATAATATCTAATAATAAAGGCAACAGACCTGTCTTTCTAGAAATGTCAGATAATAAACACAAGTTTATTTATAAATTTGATACATTAGCATCAACAAAAATAGTACCGATAGTAGAAAAAATATTAGAATTGGAGATACAACAATGACACTTCCTGGATCGTATCAGAACCCATCAACAAAAGCATGCTGGGTATACTGCTCTTCATGCAGCAGATGCCAAGACAAAGGAAGATACAATAAGTGCAACGGCTGCAGTGGGCGATATGACCCAGCTGGAAAGATTGATGTCCACAATGAAGATTTTTGCGACTGTAGAAATGGCGTTCTTAGATGGAGAACCCAAGAAGGCAAGCTGTTGATTACAAGATTTAAAACTAATCCATTTAAAGGCACAGTAAAGTATGAAAAAAAATCTGAAGATGAAAGAGATTGGGATTCTTATGTAGCTGATATGCAAGAAAAAATGGATGACCCTAACTTTAGCCCAATAACAATATACGAGGATTAACATGTCTAACAAAAAAGAAGTCGGCAGAATGCTGCTGGGAAATATTCAATTAATTGAATACGAATATGAAGATCAAAGCGATGCTTCATTCTTTATTCAATCTGGAGTAGTCGGCTTTCATGCGACGAAACAAGAGCTGAATGAAATATATGGTTTGTTGAATTACTATTTCAATATGGACTCAATAAACAATACAGTGATTTCGGTTGAATAGGAGAGCACTATGTCTTGGCCATACATAGAAGATGATTTCATGGAGATAGGAAATTCTGGATGGGTTGCCATTGGAGAGAACCTATACAAGAATATGATTAATAATCATACGATAGATAAAGATGGCATAGAATACGATGCTCAAGGTAATATTGTTTACGACCCACGTGAAGACTTAAATGACAATAGCAATTAAAAAACTAGAAGATTTAGACCCGCTACAGAGATTATCCTTAACGGAATTTTCTTACTCAAGAATAGATACATACAAGCAATGTGCGGCTAAGTATTTTTATTCCTATATCTTAAAAGAACCAAGGCTATTTGGGGAAGCTGCTGTGCTTCGGAAACATAGTCCATACAGTTTTAGAAAATGTTATCAGCAATGATTCTCCTTTAGATTATTCTGAAATAGAAACTGAATATCAAAAGAGTAAAGAATCACACGACCCAGATCAAAAAATTTCTGAACAACTTATTACAGTTGGAAAAGAAATACTTGATGAATTTTATGATCAAAATATAAATACAGAATTTAATGTATACGATAAAGAGTATGGATTTAAATTTGTATTAGGTAACCACTTAATAATCGGCTTTATAGATAGAATAGATGTCTTTGACGACGAAGTAAGAATCGTAGATTATAAAACAGGAAAATGGGAAGTGTCTCAAAAGAGTATCCCAAATAACCTTCAGCTTGGAATATATGCTATAGCAGCATCAGAACTATTCCCGGACAAAACAATTACAGCTGAACTTTATTACTTAAGATCTGGAAAGCATAAGAGCCATACCTACACAAAGGATGATCTTGAAAGACTTAAGCAGGATGTTATAGACGCTATAAATGAGATCATTAATGATAACTCATTTGCCGCTACGGCAAACTCTAGAGCCTGTAGCTACTGCGACCACGCTAAGAGTGGGGCCTGTGGGACTGGCGTCTTTAGAAATAAGAAGGCAGCAGGGGCATAAAAAAACCCCCGCATTTCTGCGGGGGAATTTTTAATATTATATTAATTAGAAGCTTGAATCTGATTCAAAGACCAGGTCGTTAACTTCAAGGCCCTCAAACTGGGTGACCAGCTTGGTTGCTGTTGTGTTGTCGTAACCAGCCTCCTGGAGACTATCGATTACATTGTGGTTGATTGCTTGTTTGATGCTGCTGAACAGCTCTGTTTTTGTTGTCATGGTTTCCATTGTATCTTCCTATACTTTCCGCCGCAACCCTTGCGGCATATTTTTTTGTATTTTTATCTTTTATAAAGTATAATGTTTTTTAAGACTTATATTATGCTATCAACAAGATAGAGGTTACTACATGAAAACTGAGATTGTCAACTCGAAGACATTTTTTTCTAAGAGATCTTCAAAGAAATCTCCAAACTTTTCTCCTGCAAAAGCAGGAAAGTTATTAGAGGTAGAGCAAGATCCAAAGAAAGCTGGTAGCAGAGGTAATGCATACAAGCATACTAAGACGGGATTTAGAACAGATATACAACTTAATGTAAGGTCTAATTGGGAAGCTAATTTTGTAAGAGTACTTAATGGGTATGATATCAAATTTGAATTTGAACCAACAGTATTTTCTTTTCCAATCAAGAGGGGAACAAAGGGTTATACACCAGATTTTTTTATTAATAAAACTGGAGAATGGGTTGAGATAAAAGGATACCTGGATACAAAAAGTAAAGTTAAACTAAAAAGATTTAAAAGGTATTACCCAAAAGAATTTGAAAAACTAATATGCATCATCAGTAAGTACTCAAAAGATGCTCGAGAATTTATGGAAGAATTAGAGGTTCCAGTAGTGATATATTATGAAGATATAAGAACAGAATACAGTTCCCTGATTTTAAATTGGGAAGGGAAATAATTAATGGGAGCTTATAAAGAACAATATTACAACCTTGCAGAATCAGAAATGCAAGATCTTATAGCAAAAGCTAAGAAGGAAGATCCAAAGGCGCAGGAAGAATTACTAAAAGTATTTAATAACTTTCTAACCAAATATGTTTCACTTCTTTATCATTGCAGGTATAATCTTGATGACTATGACATTCGAAGGTTTATAAGTTTATTCGTTAAGAATTCTTTTGTTAGGTTTGCGTTAATGAAAAATAAATTAAATAAACCAAACTATAAACATGTTCAAGAAGTCATGAGCCGGAATACAGTACATGGCCAAAAGGTATGGTGACGAAGAAGATATCAGGCAAACTATAAACATGACCTTCTTTCAATGCATTAAAAGATATGAGAGAAAGGATTCGGCCAAGGGGCCGATACCTTTCAGTGGATTCTTGTATAGCTATTTCTTTTATTTACTAAAGAAGAATGTAGATACATTTTTAATAGATCAATTAGGAAGAAAAACATTTCCATTAATTACTGATGATTCATATGGAGATGAGGAAGAAGAACAACAGCCAGGTTTCAGGCCAGAACCAATTGAATATACGCTAGAACAATTTATTGCTACTGATGAACTAAATGAAATGTGGGTTCTTGGAGAAAAAAACATTCCTCCATTCGATCAACTTACCGTTCAAGAGAGACAGCTGATAAAATGGAGATTCGTAGATGGCAAGAAGTCAAGTGAAATTTCTCAAAAAATAAATGAACACCCAAACACAGTAAGAGAACACTTGTCTAAAATAAAAGAAAAAGTAGCACAGCTTATTATAGAACACGACATGCAAGAATTGATAAAAGAATTGAAACTAAAAAAGGAAGATAAATGAACCTTCAGAATATAGAAAAGCTACAACAGCTTCTCTCTGATTTTTTAAACCCTCAAATACAAGAAGTTATAAACTCCTACGTAGAAAAGGGGAAAGATAATTTATACTTTATAGAGATACCTGAAGCTGATGTCGTTGATCTTGGCTTAGACAAGCTCGCATCTTTAGTAGCTAGAACATCAAATGTTTATGGAAGAGCAGCAAGATTTGCTGGCATGGCGCGAGCAAATTATAAGTTAATAGAAGGAAAATATAAAAAGGTTTATAAGTCTTCTAGAGTTGGCAAGAATGAAGCTGAAAGAGAAGCAGCTGCCATGGAGGCAGCCGAGGCAGAATATTCTGCATTGGTTACCTGTGAAGCAATTGTCAACTTGGCAGAGTCGTTAGAGAGCTCGGCAAGAATTGCATCTGAGTCTGCAAGAAAACTTATGGATAAAGTCCAGTCAATGCAGATAGCTTCAAGTAGAGAATCAAAAGGTTATTATTTAGAAGAAGACTTCAAAACATACTAAAGGACAATCATGTTTATTGGGCATTATAAAAATGTAAATAAAGTAGACGAATTTTATTCTGAAAAGAGAGAAGGATTAAATTTCCCCACCCAAGTTCAATATAAAGGCAGTAGATACCTACTCGTCAATACCTACATTGCTAACTCTAAAAGTCAAGAAGAAAATATAAAAAAGAGAGCAACAGAGTTAAATATCCTAGTGGATGTTAAGATAGATTAATGAATATAGAAGTTTTTTGTGATGGAGCCTCAAGAGGGCAGGGTCAAAAAAAGAGAGGCGAAGCTGCTTGTGCAACAGTTGTGTATAAGAATAGAAAAAAGGTTGCACAATTTGCTAGAGGCCTTGGGTCTAGAACTAATAATGAGGCTGAGTACGAAGCAGTTATAGCAGCGTTGTTGATATGCGCTTTATCTGATTTTATTGATCCAATTATTTATACGGACTCTGCGGTTGTTGCTAATCAGGTCAATGGAGTTTGGAGGTGTAAGAGTCCAGCTCTACTACCTCTGCTTATGACGATTGAGGAAATAAAATCAGAGTATAGATTTAGACTTATACAGGTTCCAAGAAATTTAGTTTGGGAGCCAGACTATTTAGCAAATACTTTTTTAGATCAATTAGAACAAAAGCAAAAAGAACTGTGATATAATTTATGACTATGGAAAAATTTAGAGATAATCAACCAATAATAATAGGTTTAGCTGGTAAAGCTGGCAGTGGAAAAACATCTGTTGCTGAATCGATTATTCCAAAGGGTTCTTTGGATGCAACTAAGTTTGGTTACAGATGGGATCATTTGTTTTTTGCATTGCCGCTGTACGAAATGGCTTCTATTAAAAAGAATATAATGGGAGCAAATGAGAAGTCTAGAAAACTATTTGCTTTACACTCAACATTGTATGATCTGTACGGTAGTTCAGCGATAGGCAATATGCCAGCCTATGATAAGTTTGTTGAAATGGTTAGAGAAATTGAAGCTCTACCAATTGAACCAGAGGGTATAAAGCCACGAACATTTCTCCAAAAAGCTGGAGATATATGCAGACAGGATTATCCAGAGTGTTTCGCACACTGGGCTATAATTAAAAGCAATAGACTATATAATCAATTTTGTAATGAGAATGATGATATAGATAATTCAAAGATGGCAATAATTATTTCTGACGTTAGATATCCAAACGAAGCAGCTGCTATACAAAAGCAGCCTAACGGGATAGTTATTTGTTTTGATGCTTCCGAAGAAACATTAAACAATAGATTACTTAAAAGAGATGGACAACTTCCCACAAAGGTTCAGTCAGAGCACGCGTCAGAAAATGGGATAGAAGCAGTAAAAGAAATGGCAGATATCATCATTAATACTGATGATATGTCCCTTGAAGATCAAACATTAAATACACTAATAGCACTAGGAGTGAAGGTAAAAACAAATGCCTAAAATAAGTAAAAGCGCTTTTGAGCAGTCAACAGATTCACCATTGGATTCAATGATTAATTCCAATCCAGGAATAAGTATTACAACATCTCCAGTTTTGGTCTGTGGTGTAAACAGAAAAATAAACATTGGAAACTTTGAAAACATAGATGTCTACGCTGGAATAAGTCTTCCACTGGGCGAGGTGTCACTTGAGGATAAAGAGGCTCTTCAAGCAGCAATAGAAGCTGCGGCAGCCTATGGGTTTTCGATAGTCTCAAAAGAGACTGGAGATAGATATGTTTTAATTAAAGAGTCCCAACAGGGCAAATAGCTAAAACATATATTTGCAAGTTACTATTATAAATAATATAATATTACTATTAATTATCCAAAATTAAAATACAAACAGAGGTTAAATATGTTTAAGAAATTATCCGATAAAATAAAGTCAGCTGCATTTAAAGCTCAAAAGTTAAATCCAAATAGCCCAATTGCTAAAGCTCAAGCTAAGGTTATTGACGAACTCGTAGAGCAGGCAGAAGCAGTAGCAGACATTGCAGTTGAAGCAGCAGAGAAAATTGCTTCAGATGCAAAGAAAGAAGTTGCTAAAGCTGTTAAGGAAGCATCAGCTCCTAAGGCTAAAAAGGTTGGTCCTCGTCCAGAAGATGCAGCAAGAATAACAACACCAACTGCAAAAAAGGGTCGCCCTAAGAAAGACACTAAATAAATATTTGCCCTAAAATATAGGCAGCTATTATGGCCATCGCTTCAGTAAACAATATTATTATTGACAACAACATTCTATCTTCTCTTGATATAGAAAAGTTATTATCATATATAAAAAACCCAGAATCTGCGCAAGAACTTTTACCAAATGGTGACGGGTGTGATTTTTATGAAGACGGTACTCCAGTAAAAATAAAGTCAGTATTCTTTAACTGGCATAATCAAGATATTTATCCAACAATAAATAATTTAATTGATTTAGTTAAAGAAAAGCTTGAGTTTGGATATGGCCAAAGGTTGTCCTGTGACCCCAGAATATGGGGCAGGGTTTGGTCGGAGGGGGATTATCAATCCCCGCATTCCGATAGCGAGTACAATAGCTCGGAACTATCTTTGGATATAGATGATTCAAGGCCAACTTGGAACTCTGATATTCCTAGATTTCTAGCTGATTATTCCTCTTTGGTTTATTTAAACGATAATTATGATGGAGGAGAACTTGTTTTCCCCGAGTATGCTTTAAGTTTAAAACCAAAGGCTGGGGACATAATAACATTTCCCACAAATGCTATGTATTTACATGCTGTAAATAAGATAAAAAGTGGTACTAGATATAATATACTTCTAAAGTGGTTTAGAAAGACAACCTTGATTTCTAACGTCATGCCTAAAAATATGGCGATTAGAGATCTAGTTGAAACTTTTTGAGGAATGGTATAATATTATGGTCATGAAAAATTTTACATATATATCTGGTCCAAGAATGGGACAGAATAATTTTATGTATGGCATAGAATTAAAGAATGCACCAAAGCCAGTTAAATCTACTCGTGTTAATAATAATAAAAAAACAAGGAAAAAAAAGTAATGGCAAGTCCAGCATGGCAGCGTAAAGAGGGAAAGAATCCTGCCGGTGGTTTGAACGCTAAAGGTCGTGCATCAGCTAAAAAACAGGGCATGAACCTAAAACCGCCAGTATCATCCAAGCAAGCAAAGAAGTCGCCTAAAGCAGCTGCTCGACGTAAGTCGTTTTGTGCACGCATGGGCGGAATGCCAGGACCTATGAAAGATTCAAAAGGAAGACCAACACGTAAAGCTTTGTCGCTACGCAAATGGGACTGCTAAAAGTTGGCACATTTTAAAATTAAGAATAAATAGGAGAATACTATGGCGATGAAAAAAAAGAGTGGTAAAACAAATCCAATGGCAGCTGCTTCAAAGAAGCAGAAGGTAACAAATCTCATGAAAAAAAATATGGCACCAGTAACATTCGATGGTACAAAGAAAAGACCAACGAAAAAAATGGGATCATAATAAGGATTTTTGGTTACTATGTCTAAGTATGTACAGAACACTGTAATTCCTCATGAAGAGGAACCAGTCAAAAAGAAGGCCGCAGCTAAAAAAAAGGCTGCTCCTAAAAAAGCTAGCAAAACTAAGGAGAAATAAATCATGGCTATGAAGAAAAAAGGTAGCGGAACAAGCGCACCAGAACCAACCGTATCAAACGGTCAGATGAAAATGGCAAATCGTCCAGTGAAAAACCCTGCGACACTTAAGAACGTTGCAACTGGCGGCAAGGGCACTACTGCTCCAAAGCCAAGCGTTTCAAGTGGTCAAGCTAAGATCGCCCAAAGACCAATCAAGGTTCTTGGTAAGATCGGTTCAGGAAAGGCAAAGAAGAAGTAATGGCTGCCAAGAAGAAGATGCCAGCTATGGGTAAGGCCAAGCCAAAAACTGGCATGACACCTGCTCAGAAAAAACTTCCGCCATTTATCCAAGCGGCAATTGCTAAGAAAAAGAAAAAGTAATTATATTACTGCGTCCCCCAATGCCTAAGAAAAAAGTTTCCTCATATCAAAAAAAAATCAAGTCTGTAATGGGCGAATTTGGTAGCGGAACCCTTCACTCTGGCAAGGGGGGACCGGTAGTTAAATCAAGAAAACAAGCTGTAGCTATAGCTATATCATCAGCTAAAAAGATCAAGAAAAAGAAATAATAGGAGATTAACATGAGCAAAGTAGCATGGGATTATATTGTCCCAGTTAAACTTCCAGCAGATCTTAAAGGTATTGAGCCCGGCAAACTGCCAGCACATCTTTTGCGTCCTATTGAAGCTGGCGGAAAGATGCACTGGCTTGCAGCAGCAGCTTACAATGCAATGGATGAGGCTGCGAAAGCAGAAGGCATTGAGCTAAAACCAACCTCAGCAGGTGACACATACCGTAGCTATGAAAGCCAACTCGCTGGTTTCAAACAAAGATATCAGCTTGAGCCAGTGGTCGGAACTAGCACAAAAACATTTGAAGGCAAGACTTGGTACCTCAAGAAGGGTATGGCAATGCTTGCTACTCCAGGTAAGTCTCAGCATAATCTCGGTTTGGCTGTTGACATTGCAAATGCATCAGAAGCAAAGCGCCTCAATTGGATGATTGCAAATGTGAAGAAATTTGGTTTTTCGTGGGAAGTTGTTCCCTCTGAACCATGGCACCTTCGCTATGTAGATGGTGACACACCACCTGCCGCAGTTGTAGAATGGATGTCGAAGAATAATTGGTCGAAGCCAGCAGGTGCAGCAACTGCACAAGCCGCTCCAGCTGCTAGTGGCGGAGCAGATGTAAAGAAACTACAGGAAGCACTTAAGGCAAAGGGATTTTACAAAGGTGAAATCAATGGTCAAAAAGACGCTGCAACTGACGCAGCTATAAAAGCTTTTAAGGTAGCAAATAAACTCCCTGCCGATTCAGTTCCTGGACCAAAGGTCATGGAGCTTCTAGGCATTAAAGCATAATGCCATGGAACAGATTACTGTTGCTCTCATTGGTGTTGTCGGTGCTATTATTGTTACTCTTCTAGAAAAAGCCAGAAGAGAAAACAAAGAAGATCATGGATATGTTCGTGAGCATCTTATTAGAATAGAAGATAAAATAGATGGACATGTTAGAGATCATGCTGGCGGTTTCTTGGGTGAAATAAAAACTATAAATAGAAGAAGGAATAATGGCAGCAAAAAAGAAAGCAAGTAGTGATAAATGGATCCAGGGTGCAATAAAAAGACCTGGTGCATTTACTGCAAAAGCAAAGAAGGCTGGCAAGTCTGTAGCTGGAATGGCAGCAGCAGTTTCAAAGAACCCAGAAAAGTATAGTCCGCTTACTCGCAAGCAAGCTTCGCTCGCTAAAACACTTAGAAAAATTAGTAAAAAGAAATAGGAATATTATGGCTACAAAATACTGTTGTGAAGATTGTCATGAATTTGACGGTGCATGCACCTATTGCTTGGGTGTAGAGAAGGCCTCTGGTTCTAAAAAAGAATTGAGAATTCATCTTGGATATATTGCTCTTCATTTAATTCAAATGATTTTAATCATAGGATTAACAAGATAATGGCAAAACAAAATAAACCAACGAAGCCAGCATTGTGGTCTTCGGCTAAGTCTCAGGCTAAATCTAAGTTTGATGTCTATCCATCTGCATATGCGAACGCCTGGGCTGCTAAGAAGTATAAGTCAATGGGCGGAACTTGGAAGACTGTTTCAACCAAAAAGGCAAAGAAGAGTAAGTAATGGCTTGTTGGACTGGGTACTCCGCTAAAGGGATGAAGTTAAAGGGTGGCAAATTAGTTCCCAATTGCACTCCAGTAAAAAAAACTAACAAGTCCACAAAAGCAAAGAAAAAATAATGCCTGGTCCTAAAGGTGTTGGATTAACCAAATGGTTTGACCAAAAGTGGGTTAACATTGGCGCCCCTAAAAAGAAGGGCAAATATCAACCCTGCGGAACTTCTGGAGCTGGTGGATCAGGGTATGCAAAGTGTGTGCCTGTAGCTAAAGCTAAAGCTATGTCAAGTGCTCAGAAAAAAAGTGCAGTTCAAAGAAAAAGAAGATCTGGAACTCCAGAGAGTGGAGTCAAAGGTCAGGCTCCAAAAAATGTTTCTACCTTTGCAAAACGAAAGAAGAAGTAAATGCCGTTACAACATCAACTATTAACATTGAGTAATACTTCTTCAACTATATTGACAGTTGAAGGGGATACTACTCCGTCTAATATGATGTTCAGTGTACAAAATGTACATGACTCAGCTAATGTTTATCTTGGAAATAGTTCTGTCTCTTCAACTTCTTATGGAGTTCTTTTAGAGCCAGGTGCATTTTTCTCCGCAGAAAACCTCAGGCAAAATACTGAGCTATATGCTTTAAGCACAGTGGCAAACTCTAATGTTGCTATAATGAGGTTTACCTTTAGCTGATGTTATACTATTGGAATCCAAGACACCCAGCTTCGCAGGGTAAGTATGGATCTTTTTACGATATTCAAACTCAACAACTCGCAGCAAATGCATTGAGTATTGGAATACCAGTCTTATTTAGGCAAAACGCTGAGGCAGATGGAATTAGTATCGTAGATAATTCTAAGGTTACATTTGCCTATCCCGGAACATATGACATTCAATTTTCATTTCAATTCCACAATGAAGGCGGCGGAGGTAATGGACAAACTGTCGAAATTTGGCTTGTCCAAAATGGAGAGGCGGTTCCATACACTAACACTAGAGTAGCCGTAAACACAAATAGTCCATATGTTGTTGCGGCTTGGGATTTTATAATTACTGCTACAGCTGGATCTAATGCTCAAATTTATTGGGCGACAGATAATCATCATATAGTTATGAAGTATAATACGGGAGCAATGGGTGGACCAGCAATACCATCCGCAATTCTTACAGTAATACCTGTTGCTTAATTAACACTTTGTGCTATAATTGATAAATGGATAATGCCAACCCATTTGATGGCTTCATGCCAACTATAAGCAATATAGTTATATCAAAACCAACTGCATCAATTACATCAAATGGCGACCTGGTTGACGTTCATTGTGTTACAATTAAAACATTGGAAAAAGAATATATATTTTCTATTTCCCCAAATGATTTAAGTAAATTATATTTTTTGATATTGAAAGTTTTGTCTGATCAGTAATGGGTATAATACTATTTAAGAATCTTGATATTGGTTTTGTTCCGAAGACCCCAGCAACTCCATTTCCTAATTCAATCAAAGAAGCTTCTTCAGATAAGTCTTCAATGGTATTTTTAGAATACGCTCATAAGTTTGGTCACCCAGTTTCTTATGCGCAAGAACAAAAAGGTCAATTAGTCCAGAATATACTTCCCGTTCATAAAACTGAGACTCAGCAGATTTCCACGTCATCCAAGGTTGAATTAGCTCTTCATACTGAAACAGCATTCCATCCGTACAAACCCGATTATGTGTTGCTGCTCTGCCTAAGGGGTGATCCAAGTGCAGTGACTACATATGCAAATGTAGATGACATTGTTAAAAAATTAGATCTATGGGTAATAGCAACTCTTCAGAAGAAGTGGTTCACAACAAACATAGATATATCCTTTAGAACAAAAGGTCAGAAGGATAAAAATATTCTTATTTCAGTTCTTGAAAAAACTGAAGATGGATACAATTTTATTTATGATTATACTTTCGTTAAGGCAAACGATGAACTTGGAAGAGCGGCATTAGAAAAACTTCATGAAGCTGTTGAAGAATGTATTCAAGAAATAGTTTTAGAGACTGGCGATTTATTAGTCATAGATAACAATAAAACAATTCATGGTCGCAAACCATTTCAAGCTAGATATGATGGCACTGACAGATGGGTACAAAGAATTTTAATAAGAAAAGAACTTCCACCGAGTGATCAAATCGATGGTCACATTATAACTACAGAGTTTTAAACATGTTGCAAAGAAATTTATATTCTTTTTGGGTTGGCACTAATAATTTAGTGATGAATGAAAATAGAATCAACGGTATTGAAAGCTTAAAAAATAATTCTAAGGTTAATTATATTTTAGTTACCAATGAAAATCTACAAGACTTTATACTCGATGAACATCCCCTTCATCTCGGATATCAATATCTTTCGGATGTGCATAAGGCAGACTACCTCAGAACATATTTCATGCACCATCATGGTGGCGGTTATACTGACATCAAACCATGCTCATGGGATTGGAATCCATACTTTGATCAATTAAAATCTTCTGATGCATTTGGTATTGGTGCTCCAGAAGATGAAGGTGAACTAAGTGTTACCGTAAAACAAAGACCATGGCTTGGTCAACACTGGGATAAATTAATGACTAATGATTTATATATATTTAAACCAAATACAGAGTTCACTACAAAATGGTATAATAAGCTGCTTGAAGTAATGGATATAAAATTAAATAATTTACAAAAGTTTCCAGCAAAGACCAGTAGAGAAGCAGCAGATACTATGTTTACTAGATACCCAATAGAGTGGGGTGAAATACTTCTTGAGATATTCCATCCACTATGTTTCGAGTACACAGATAGATTAATTAAAACAATGCCACTTCCAATAACAAAGGATTACAGATAAGATGGTTACAGATTGGTATGGCAATACAGTTATATGCACTGCAGTTACAGGTGGATATGACTACATGCCAGCTCAGCTTAAAATAGACGGTGTAGACTATGTGTATTTTACTGATGGAAAATCAACAGCACCAATTACTGGACCATGGATTCCAATTCTTCTTGGCGATGAGAATTTAGATAATAGAAGAAGATCTAAGAGACCAAAACTAAACCCACACTCGATACCAATGCTACTGAATTGGAAGTATATGATTTGGATAGATGGTGACATGGGTATTAATAGGCCAGAATTTGTTCCAGAGATTATGTCATATATGGAAAATGGATTTGTGGCATCACCACATTTTGATGGTAGACACTGTGCTTATGGCGAAGCAACGATTCGACCATTAAAATATAAAAATGAACCACTAGATGAACAGTGTGATTTTTATAGATCAGAGGGATTTCCCGAGCAATACGGGTTGTATGAATGTGGAGTTTCAGCTAGAGATTTAACCAGTCCTAAGGTAAAAGAATTAGGTGAACTTTGGCATAAACAAAACTTAGAGTGGTCTTATCAGGATCAGGTTAGCTTTCCTTACTGTTTATGGAAGACTGGATTTCAACCTGATGTGTTGCCACAAACTTTTAGAAACTATAACTGGGTATGGATAAATGCTCACACAAGAGAGGATTAATTATGAGTAATATTAAATTTAACCTTGGCGGAATCGGTAAGGGATCAGAATACAAGACGGTTAACCTAGCAGAAATTTGCGACATCGAAGCCAACATAATGGACCTTGATTCATTCTGTGACGATGGAACTGTGGATGAATTTTTCTTATCACATACCCTTGAGCATATCTCTGTATTGCAATATAAATCCTTCTTGCTTCACATGCTTAGAAAACTTAAGCGTGGTGGAACAATTAAGGTGATACAAACAGATATCGGTAGACTAGTAAAAATGTGGGCAGATGGTCAGATATCATTTAGGGCAATGAGAGCTCCAATATTCACACCTGCCAGTAGATGTGATTCAAATATCCTACAGCAACATCAAAGCATGTGGTCACAAGAGGAATTGATTAAAGACTTTCAATCACTTGGTATGGAAGCTACAGGTTTTGATGCTGGTTTTTGGCAGTACGACATTGATGATGATTTATTGCCGGAAGAAACAAAAAAAGATTTTGGAAAAGATATTCCTAATCTAGGTGTAATAGCAAAAAAGATTTGATATAATAGTTATACGGAAACCGACGCTCGACGTCTAAAGAATCCCCAACTTTTAAATAGGTTGGGGATTTTTTGTTAGTCAAACCTATTACTATAAGGTGTATCTAACTGAAGGGGATGTCGGTTGAATATATTTAATAGATTAAAATATGCTTTCACACGTAAAGCCGCATGGATTTTTGTTCCTATATTTTTAATAGGATCTTTTGTTCCACCGTCTGGTCCTGCTCAAGCCACATTTTCTACAAATACCCAGATATCTAATGGTCAAGGATTCCTGCAAGGGCAGTTTGCCCAAGTTGGCGTAAGGGCAAACGGAGCTTTTGGCTCTACGAGTGTTCCCTCTGGATTCAACCAGAACCCATCAAACTGTCTTGGCTTTCGCGTTGACAGAGAAATGGACGGCTGGGGCGTCACTACAGATGACGGAGACTTCTTCTGCCCTGGCTCACCGTTTGAAGGCTGGCAAATGAAGGTTGCTGGGAGCGTAGGCAAAAATGACAATGGCCAAACAGGTATCGCAGGTGCAGTTTCAGACATCCAAAACTCTGGCTCCTCTCAGTGTGTATCTTGGAGCAGCGCAAGTCCCTATAACGGCGTAAGCGTTTCCCAAAGGTATTGTGTGCCAACAGCAGGGCAAGCACTCCATACCGACGTTACTCTCACCAACACAACTAGCTCTGCGATTAGCGATGTTTTCTTTGGTCGTGGATTTGACCCAGACAATGCAACTGGTTCTGGCTCAATGACATGTGCAGGTAGTACTGGTAATACAACAACTTTTCAATCATGCAATGCCGTAACTGGTCAAGGAGCAGAAGCGCAAGCAACAGCAAGATGGGGTAACGGTGCATTCATCGCTCTACAATCATTTGATGCTCGTGCTCGTGTAGCCAGACAAACTGGTGGATTCTCTTCTCCAGACCCTGCAGATATTTGGAATGCTGGAAACACCCTTGCAACAAGCGGAGCGTACCTTGGTAATATTGGAGAAATATACGCCGACGCTGGAATCTACGTAGCACTAAATGTTCCAACACTTGGTGCTGGTGCATCAACTTCTTTTCGTATTAGCTATGTGCTTTCAGCTGATGGAAATAACGCTCCAGTTCTAGGTGCACCAGTAGTAAGCGGCATTGGACAGACCTCTGCAACCGTTGCATCAACAGTGAACCCCAAGGGGTTCTCGACTACAGCAGAACTTGTTTACTCAACTGACTCAAGCTTTACTACTTCTAGTTCAGTATCAATGGGAACTTTTACGGGCTCCGATGAATTAGCAGCCAGTGCAGAAATTACTGGTCTTGATCCAAGCCAAACCTACTACGCAAAGATTGTTGCAACTAACGAAACTGGAACAACAGAGTCTGCTGTATTTGACTTTGACACACTTGCTGCTACTGCACCAATAGTTTCATCAGAGGAACCAACAGTAACTGTTGATGACGGCCCTGTAACACTTTCTGGAACGTTAAACCCTAATGGATTTAGTTCAACAGCAGTATTCCAGTACAGCACTACGGCTGACTTCTCTGGAACTGTCGTTGACATTCCGGTATCTGGAACATTTACTGGAACTTCGCTTTCAACTGTATCGACTGTTGTTTCTGGCTTGACTGGCTCAACCACTTATTACTTCAGGCTAAAAGTAACCAATGCTTCAGGTTCGGCATATGGTTCAACTCTTTCGTTTGTCCCTAATGACATCCCTGCACCAACATCCCTAGTGGTAACAAGCCTTGAAGATACGACCGCAAACGGAACTCTTCGTTGGGCAATAACTCAAGCAAACGCTACTGCTGGCGGTATATACGACTCAATCACATTTAGCGTTGATGGAACGATAACTCTGGCTAGCGCACTGCCACAGATAACTCAAAATGTGACAATTACTGGTAACGGAAGAACGCAAACCATAATTGATGGAAATAACCTGTACCGAATATTTAACGTTCCATCTGGCAAGAGCCTTACGGTCTCTGACATGACCCTTAAACAAGGGCAAAATGTTTACGGTGGTCTTATTTACAACTCCCAAGGAACGGTTGTTGCAACAAACATTAGATTCACAGCAATGACTGGTGGTAGTGCTGTTTGGAATAATGCTGCTGGATCAACAGCAACATATAACAACTGTACATTTGACTACCTAAGTATTGGTATTGGTGGAGACCACGGCTCAACCCCACAACTTCCTGCTGGAGTTACAACATGGGCAGACCAAACGGATTCTGCTTTCCAAAACAAAACATATGTAAATAATTGCGTATTTAGCAATAACGGTTCTGGTATCAATACCCAGCGCTTTACAAAAGTGCAGAACTCAACATTTACAAATAACTCTTATGCAGTAAACATCCAAGGACTAAATCGTGGGCAGGTTCTAAATTCCACATTTACAAACAATGGAATTGGTGTTTATCACAACGGCTGGATTCCACCGACTTTCAACATGGGAACCGACAACCGTCTCATTAGTGGCAATACATTCACAACAAATGCAATCGCTATTTATCTTGACGACACATACAACAATGGTCAAAAGAACCAAAGTTGGTCAACAGTAACCGGCAACTCCTGGGATGCTTCAGGTGTTTGGATTCGTCACTATCAATGGAATGGAACGACCCAGGTTGAGGGAACTGCTCGCCCATACACAACTGGAACAGTGTTTACACAAAGCTCCAATACATTTCCAGACACAATTGGTGCCCCATCAAACCTAACAGTAACTGATACCGGCTCTGAAATCCTACTTGACTGGGATGCGCCAACTACTGGTGGATATCTACCTGAAAGATATGCCATCAGTTTAAATACGGCAGGACAGAGCGGTTGGGGTGTTGCAACTGGGAATGTCGGTGATACAAATGCTTTAAATACAAACTACACAATTGGCTATTCACTGCTCGAAAGTTTGATGCCAAGCGGAACTACTTGGCTTTTTCATATTCGCTCTGACAACGACACATTCGGTAAGTATTCAGCTAATTCAAACACTGTGTCAATCCAGGTTGGTGTTTCTTCAAGCACCACCACGACGACCACCACAACAACAACAACAACTACAACCACTATTGCAGGTCCAGTATACACTGACCCAGTAGATACTGGCCCGGTGTATACCGAACCCATAAATACTGAACCAGTTTATACAGAACCTATAGACGCTGACCCCGTGTACACGGAACCCATAGAAACTGATCCTGTCTACACAGAACCTATAGACACCGATCCCGTATATACAGAGCCAATCGATACCGATCCTGTCTATACGGAACCAATCGATACTGATCCCGTATATACCGAGCCTATAGATACTGACCCGATAGAAACAACTGATTTTACCGACGAAGAAATAAATTATATTATAGATAATATAGATACAACTTCATCAGAAGAAGTCGCAGCAGTACTGGATGACATTTTTACTTCTGATATATCTGCTGGGCAATTGGCAGAAGTACTAGATGCTGTATTTACGGCGGATGTAACAGCAGAAGTTTTTGTAGCTGCACTTGATGCAGTGCTAGTGTCTGATATTTCCGCAGAAGATTTTGCTGCAGTTCTTGATGCGGTCTTTGATGAGCCATTGTCTGATGAACAGTTTACTGCAGTTATAGACTCAGTGATCACAGAAGATATTACTGATGAACAATTCACTGAAGTTTTAAATGTACTTGAATCTGATACTGTATCTGAAGAGCAAGTGGCTGAGGCAGTAGATGCAGTGCTCGAAAACGGAGTGACAGAAGATCAGGCAACTGACCTTGCAAGTAGTTCTAAAGTTCTCGAGAGTATTGACACCACTCAAGCAGAGGCTGTGTTCGAAACCATCCCAGTTGGAGACCTCACCCAGGCCGAAGAGGCAGCCCTTGTTGCGGCAGTGACTGATGCCCCTGAAGAAATTAAAGAAACCTTTGAAGAGACAATCGACATCTATGGCGAGGGTCTAGATGATTATGTGCCAGTTGGTTCGCAGGTAGACGTAGGAGGCCGTAGAACGCTTATAGCAGCTTCTGCAGCTGTTACTGGTATTGCTGGTGCTGCGGCCACTGGAAGCCCTTCTGGAGGCTCTACAGGGGGTTCTGGAGGTGGTTCGGGAGGATCTGGCGGTTCCAGTCCAGAGGGACGCAGTAGAAAAGAAGAAGAGAGTCAAGAGCCAGCTGGAGAAATAGCAGGCTTGGATGACG